TATTGTGTCTACAGCAGTATAAGTTGTTGTAGTATCTGTTCCCCAATTACTACCAGCACTTATATGGTCTGTCCAATATATGAAATTTGATTTAGCTCTGATTACATCTGCATAGTAAATACTATCACCTTGTGGTCCTTTTGCAGATGAGTTTTTAGACATATTACCAAATGCCTCTATAACACCCTTTGTTCTATTTCCAGCTGTGTCTGTATCATAACCTGTTATATCACCTGTGCCATCAGCAACAATAACATGAAGTTCATCACCTGAACCACGACTGTTATTTGTATTATAGTCTGATGTACCTGGTGCACCTGAGAATTGGTCAGCATATTTCCAGCGTCTTTTAATTTTTGAATCATCTGGTATATCATTTTGTAAACCAGCACCTGATGGGTCATCTTTTAAACGAATTGTTAATACATTTGTTGATGTATTAATTGCAGTTACTTGATATTCATTAAAGTCATCTACTGATACTGTATTTGCTGTATCTGAATAAAATGATATTAAATCACCTACATTAAATGCATAACCTGATGCATCAGCATCATCAACAACACAAGATGTATTACCTTGTGAAGCTGCTCCATTTAATAAATTGTTTGTACTTAAATCCTGTTCAAATGCAGTTGCAGTAGCACATATTTCTACTTTGATTCCATTTGCCCATGTTCCAGCAGTTCTTGCAGCCCATTCTCCATGAGAACCTTGACCTGTTGAGAAACTTGCATCATAGTGGTCTAAATCTCTAATTAGTATACCAGAGTTTGCTCCAGCATTTACTATAGCACTCTCTGCTCTAACCACTTTAAGTGAATCTGTATATTTTAAAAAGTTTGCGGCACTAAAAAATGTTTCGAATTGATTACTTGAACCTTGTGGTTTACCGAATATCTCGACTAGTTCTTCTTCACTAGAGATATTAACTATTGTGGATACTGGCCCTTTTTCAAAAGCTCCAGCAATTGCTCCAATACTAGTTGCAACGGCAGGTACAACATTGGTTAAATCGACTTCATTTACTTGTACGCCTGGTGACACTAAAAACGCCATTGACTTACTCCTAATTAATTTAAAGTTTATTCTTTAAGTTCTTTCATTTATTTATAAAAAACTCATATTCAAGAATTTGTTTTTATATGTTTCTAAACATATAAATAGTTTCATGCCCAATAAACATTACAAAAAGTACAAAGAAACTATTAAAGAAGTTACAAAAAGGAACTATCATAAAAGAGTTTCTTCTTTGAATCAATATTTAGTAAATACCAAATGTATACATTGTGGTGAACCTGAAATAGCTTGTTTAAGATTTTATCCTCATGATAAAGAGATAAGAAAGACTATTAAAAGAGTAGGAATGAATAATGATAGTAGAAAAACTGTGAAAAGACTGATAGATACATCTAAAATAGTATGTTCTAATTGTATGATTAAGATTGAAAACGATTTACTAGACCCAACATTCTTATAACTACCAATCTGAATTATGGTCTCTAACGACTGTAGTCCACCTAGTTCCATACTCATCCACTTCTACCTCTGGTTCATCTATTCCATTATCTACAAATCCAAATGGAGCCATGTCTTGTTCTAACTGTTCTTTTTGTTCAGCATACATTCTTTCTCTTATATCATTATCAGTTAATTCTTTAAAGTATGTTTGGTCAACTGCCCATGCAAATATGAATAGACATGCAACTAAATCATCTGTACAACCATCATCTGCCTGCCATGAAGAACCTTTTACAATAAATGTAGATAACTCACTCATAATATCATAGTCTGGTATTAATAGTTTATCTGATTCTATTAATTGTTTTAAATTAGAACATCCTATTCTTTTAACTGCCTTAGTAGTCCTCACTCCTAATTGTGCCTTACCACCAGAAAATCCAGCTCCTAGTATTTGACCAGCACGACCTCGCATAGATGCCATAACTAGATTATCATATTCTAAATCATATTGTAAAGCATTAGCAACCTGTTCTCCTATATCATTTACTTCGACTAATACAAAACATTCATTATATGCTTTTGCAACTTCATGTATTTTTTGTGGAAATATTAAAGGTTTGATTTCATTGTTTCTATATTTTGCAACTACTCTGTATGGCATTTGTGTTACATCTAAAACTAAAAATGCTGAGTAATCCTGTGATGTTCCTCGTGAAACATCTGCAGTAAGAAAATAAGTTTTCTTTGGGTCTGGTCTTTCGAATATATCTAAGTCTGCATTACTTTGTATTGGGTCAACATAAGGCATTACTTTTAATTTGTGTGGAGCGATTAATGTATCAATCGAACCTAAGAACTCACATTCAAACTCTGAATTAAATTGTGACTGTGATGTGTTTCGTATTGTTTCTTCTTTCCATACTTCATCACGACCTGGCACCTCTGACCAGTGTACTTCTACTGGTATGTAATCATTCTTTTTACTTTGTGCATCTGTCCATAGTTTATAAAACATATTCATACCATGTGGTGTAGATACTATCATTACCTTTGTAGATTTACCAGATGATATTGTAGGATATACAGAACTAAAAAATTCTTCAGCTAATGATGTTGGTACATATGCAAACTCATCAAGGAATATGATGTTATAAGAACCACCACGAATTGCACTTGCCGATGTTGAAGCTGCGAGTATACTTGAACCATTTTCTAAATCTAAACTTCCTTTGTTCCATGAGATTACACCTTGTTGTAACCACTTAGGTAAATTCTCATATCCTAATTGTAATCTACCTAGTATATCTCTAGCAGTAGATGACTTGTTTGCAAGTATAGCAACATTTACATTTTGATTAAACAAAACATAATGTAATAGATATGCAATAATTGTTGTTGACTTACCAGACTGTCTAGGAAGTTTACAGATTGTAAAACGATTATCATGGAATGTCTTTACCATGTTTTGTTGAAAGTCATACATTTTAAATGGCACAAGACCTTCATCAAGAGATACAATTTTCATATGCTCTTGTATAAAGTAAACAGGGTCATCCATACACTTCTGATATTCTTGTATCTGTTCTTTTGTAAACTCTACAGAAACATTAGCTTTCTTTAGAAGTGGATTACCTAGATATTGATTGACATCTGTAGCCATTAGATTTTTTTATTGATATATCTTATTGCAGCATACACTACAAGACCTAGTATAATATAAATTATACCATCAAACCAACTTATATCATTTAGTAAGTCTGCTGTAATAAAAGATAAATCCATAATTATTTCTCCTTATCTTTCTTTAATAATTTTTGAAGTTCAGCTGTTGAACCCACATACAATGCATTTGTTACATTCTTCGGTGCATTGTTTGGAACTTCTTTTAATCGTTTCATGGAAGCTTGTAACTTTCCAAGTTTTTCTGTTATGTCAGCAACTTGTGAAATTAAATTACCTGCTACTTCATAACTTCTAGGATGGTCGGATTGTTTGGCAACTTCAAGTATACCATCAATCGCATCTTGACCTCTTTCAATTAAATTATAAAAGTTCTCTCTCTGATATTTATAATCTGTATCAACATCATCAAGTGTATTATCTCTTTTAACTGTAAGAGTATCTGGTTTTTTCTCAACAAGCTCTGCTGTCGATTCTTCGATATCTAGAATCTCATCTAGAATATCTTTTGTTTTGTTACTCATAACTATTTCACCTTTTTAGTTTTTACATTAACATTTTTCAAAGCCCCTGTGGACTTATCACTTAACATGTCTGCAACTAACTTTTCATCTTTTCCTTTCAGTATAAATTTGCCTATACCCTTTGTAATTATTTCTGGTGTAGGTCTTCTTGTATCCTTATATGTTTTAATATATTCTTTGGCAAAATTTAAAGCTTTACCAGTCTTATCTGTTACTTCTATATCTTCTTTTAATTTTTTAAAAGTTTTCATTACTTATCTTCACCTGTTTCTGGGTCAAAGTTTTTAGCATCTTGATAAAAAGATGTTGTTTCATTAAATCCGAAATCATCATCAGCATCTGCAGATGTTGGATTTGGTGTAGCAGTATATCTTTGTTCTCTTGTTGGGGATACATCTGGTAAATCTGTATACTGGTCAACTTGTACAGTCTAATAACTTTACTAGATG